AGGTGCAGACCGACCTGAGACAATGCGTGGTGTATCGCTGAAGTTTCTTGTAATGGACGAGTATGCCGACATGAAGCCTGAAGTGTGGGAACAAATCTTACGTCCTGCACTAGCCGACCAAAAGGGACAGGCGCTCTTCATCGGCACTCCAATGGGAAGGAACCACTTCTATGACCTTTATCTCTATGGTGAAAAGGGAGATGACAGCTCTTTTGCATCTTTCCACTTTACTTCTTTCAATAACCCACTCCTTGACCCAAGCGAAATTGAAGCAGCTAAGAAAAGCATGTCATCGTTTGCCTTCCGTCAGGAGTTTATGGCTTCATTTGAAGCAATGGGTGGTGAACTATTTAAAGAGGAATGGGTAAAGTTTGACGAAGACGAGCCTGACAGGGGTGATTATTACATTGCCATTGACTTAGCTGGCTTTGAAGACGAAGGCGCTAAGAAGGTAAAGAACAAGAGGTTGGACAACACCGCTATTAGTGTTGTAAAGGTGAATGAAGATGGTTGGTATGTGAAAGAAATAATCTACGGACGCTGGGATGTGAAGAAAACAGCACAGAAAATCTTTGATGCTGTGCGTAAATATGAGCCAGTCGCCGTAGGAATTGAAAAAGGTATTGCAAAGCAGGCTGTTATGCCGTACATCAGCGACATTATGCGCCGAAATCAGACATTCTTCCGCGTAGACGAACTTACACACGGCAATAAGAAGAAAACTGACCGTATTGTTTGGTCTTTACAAGGCAGATTTGAGAATGGGTATGTTGTTTTGAACAAAGGGGAGTGGAACCATGAGTTTCTTGACCAACTTTTCCAATTTCCTAACCATTTGGTGCATGATGACCTTGTTGATTCTCTATCATACATAGAGCAGTTGGCTAAAGTTAGCTATGTCACCGACTTTGAAGAAGACGATTACGAAATGCTTGATGCCGTAGCAGGATATTAAGGGAGAAAGTATGGCTGGAATGTTTGACGACCCCGAAGCAGGGCTACTCTTAGGAAGTAGAGGCGATACTGCTGTCTCTGACCCTGAAGCAGAAGCCTATCTGAAGATGGTTTCTGATTTCATGCCCGGTTTTGGTGACGTGATGAGCGCCAAAGACGCTTATGAAGCTATTAAGGCTGGTAACTATTCAGAAGCAGCCCTTGCCAGTCTAGGTATCCTACCGTTCGTGCCGAACATGACACGGATAATCAAACCAAGTGAGCTTGGGTTTGATATTCGTTACGACCCACGTAAAAAAGAAATAGACCGTCTTAATGCTCTAACAACCACCGTGGAGAGCCGTAAGGGTGGTCAAGTTCCTGAAATAGCCCTAGAAGAACTAGAGGGTCGCCCGTTTATTACTAGCATGTCTGACCGCACAGCGGCTGGCGGCTTACTAACCCGTATTAACGATGTAGACCTAGCAATGCCCGTTAACCTTCAGGGTGGGCAGGGTTTTATGTTTGAAAATCCGGGCATGGTGTGGGCTTCAGATAAGAGCCCAGTAAAACAACTATCAGAAGCCGCAAAAAAGTTAAAAAAGGTATACGGTGTAGACCCTGTATATCTTCCGTGGCGAATGGCTCCCACTGGTGGCGACTTTGCAACCATGACTGGTGAAGCAATGCTTGGTTATGCCCAAGCCTCTATGCCACGTAATGTTAAGGCAAGTCTTAACAAAGAGATTAAAAACATTATCCCCGACTGGAAGGGCGTAGACAATCCACAGAGCATTGAACAGTTTAGAAGTGTTACGGGAGACACAAGAAAAGCTGTGCAGAACATGATGGATAAGAAATTCCGAGACAAAGGCGGTTTGAGTATTGGTGAAGCCCGTCTTGCTGTTGCAGATGCAGCACAACTTTCTGCAATGGAAGGCGGTTTAATGAACGTTGGAGAAGTGTTCTCTGGCGCTCCTATCATTGATAAGTCAGGACACGCTACCTATGCTGCTGGGCTACCCGGTCAAGGTTTAGGTGTCTTGAAAGATGCTCCAGCGGTGTATGAACTGCTTCCATCCTCTGTAAAACAACGTGGTATTGCTGACCCTCGTATGCCTTCACGACCTGACATACGCGCTCTTCAGATGAAACCATACGCTGGTGTAATCACTGAAGATATATTGAGAAACATTGAGAATCTAAGAAACACTGGGCTACAGAACCCTCTACTAAAGGACTAACACATGGATGACAACAAAGACGTATTCACCTCTCAGAAGCTAGAGAACTGGGTGATGGACAAGGTGGAGCGATGGCGCGACCACTATCAGAGCAATTATCAAGAGAAGTTTGACGAGTACTATCGCCTGTGGCGTGGTATTTGGGCTGCTGAGGACAAGACTCGTGAGAGTGAGCGTTCTCGGTTGATTAGCCCCGCCTTGCAGCAAGCCGTTGAGTCTGCTGTGTCGGAGGTGGAAGAAGCCACCTTTGGTCGTGGTAAGTGGTTTGACATCAAGGATGACCGCAAAGACCAAGACAACCGTGATGTGGCTTACCTACGTGAGCAACTCATGGAGGACTTCCAATTTACCAAGACCCGCAAGGCTGTCGCTGAGTGTATCCTAAACAGCGCAGTGTTTGGCACGGGTATGGCTGAGTTGGTGATTGACGAGATTCAGGAGATGAAGCCAGCAACGCAGCCCATTATGGATGGTGCCATGCAGGCTGTCGGCGTGAACATCGCCCCTCGTGTTGTTGTCAAACTAAAACCTGTATTGCCACAGAACTTCCTCATTGACCCTGTGGCTTCCTCCATTGAGGATGCACTGGGTGTAGCCATTGATGAGTTTGTACCGAAGCACCAAGTGGACATGGCTATTCAGGCTGGCATCTACCGTGATGAGGACGTTGGTGAAGCATATCAAGACACCGACCTAGAGGCTGACAAAGAGTTGAGCACGTTTGACGATGATAAAGTGCGGCTGACAAAGTATTACGGGTTGGTGCCAAAGCACTTGTTCAACGCTGCCATGAACGAGCCTGAAGATGACGACGACCTAACCGAGAAGGAAGAGGACGACGAAGAAGAGGGCTACATTGAGGCAATGATTGTTATTGCCAACGGCGGTGTACTGCTGAAGGTAGAAGAGAATCCCTTCATGATGCAAGACCGCCCTGTGGTGGCTTTTGCGTGGGACGTTGTGCCCGGTCGCTTTTGGGGACGTGGCATCTGTGAGAAAGGCTACAACAGTCAGAAGGCTTTGGATGCAGAGATGCGCGCTCGCATTGACGCTTTGGCTTTGACGGTGCATCCTATGCTGGCTATGGATGCTTCCCGTATGCCTCGTGGTGCTAAGCTGGAGGTACGCCCCGGTAAGACCATCCTGACCAACGGTAACCCAGCAGAGATTTTGCAGCCATTCAGGTTTGGTTCGTTAGACCAAGTGACGTTCAGCCAAGCCAGTGACCTGATGAAGATGGTGCAGATGGCTACTGGTGCTATTGATGCTGCTGGTATTCCGGGTGCCATCAATGGTGAGGCTGCGGCAGGTGCCGTGTCTATGTCGCTGGGTGCCATCATCAAGCGTCACAAGCGCACCCTTATCAACTTCCAAGAGAACTTCCTGATTCCTATGGTTCAGAAGACTGCTTGGCGTTACATGCAATATGACCCGGACAACTACCCGGTTCAGGACTTCAAGTTTGTACCAAGTAGCACCTTGGGTGTTATCGCCCGTGAGTACGAAGTCACCCAACTTGTACAACTTCTACAAACCCTTGGACAGGACAGCCCAATGTACCCAATGTTGGTTATGTCGGTTATTGACAACATGGGACTATCAAACCGTGAAGAACTGATGGCTCAGTTGCAACAGATGATGCAGCCCAACCCACAACAGCAAGAAGCTCAACAGCAGCAACAGCAGTTGCAGCTACAGGCTGCTCAAGCTCAAGTTGGTGTGCTACAGAGTCAGGCGCAAGAGAACTCCGCAAGGGCACAGAAGTACCTTGTGGAGGCTCAGGTGGAGCCGCAGGTGGCACAGGCTAAGCTGGCTGCTGCCCTAGCCACCAACCTTGAGACAGGCGGCGCTGATGACGTTGAGTTTGCCCGTCGCGCCAAGATTGCTGAGCTGATGCTCAAGGAGAAGGACATTGATTCAAATGAACGCATTGCCATGACTCAGATGGCTGGTAAAATGCAACAATAGGTTTAAAAACACTTGACAAATAATACTATTTGTGGTATAATACGCCATGTCTACCTAGAGAGGAAACAGACATGGACAGAGACTTACAAGAGTATTACGAAAGTTTATTAGAACTGTTTTCTACCAGTGGATGGAAACAATTCCTAGAGGACATAGGCGACAACCTAGAGATTTTGGGAGACATCACTACCATTCCTGATGAAAAACAGTTTTGGTTCCGCAGAGGGCAAGTAGAGGCGATTCAGAGGGTCTTAGCCTACGAAGAGTCAATTTTGGCTGGTTATGAGGAGGCTAAACAATGAAGCGAATCTATGAGTTTGACTGTGGAACACACATCGCAGAGGCTTACGTGGACGAAGAAGTTCGGACAATCCGCTGCAACATCTGCGATTCACCCGCCTATCGTATCGTTAGCACACCTATGGTAAAGCTGGAAGGGGTTACTGGGAGTTTTCCCGGGGCTTACTACTCATGGGAGCGCAAGAGGAACGAGAAGATAGCACAAGAAAGAAAGGCTGATAACGGCTAATTTTTGCCGCAAATATCAGTGGTTGGTTATATAACCATATAGTATTTTTCCATAATGCTTTTAGCACGGAGTTTAATATGGCAACATTTATTGACGAGGAAGAAGGTAAACAAGAAGAACTGTTTGACACCCTTCAAGAAGACCAAACAGAACAAGTAGCCGAAGAAGAGCCTGTTGAGGCAGCGCAGGAAGAGGCTTCTGAAGAAGAAGGACTACCTGAGCGTTATCGCAACAAGGACATCAAAGACATCATTCAGATGCACCAAGAGGCTGAGAAGCTGATTGGCAAACAAGGTAATGAGGTTGGAGAACTACGGCGTATTGTTGATGAGTTTATCAAGAGCCAAACCGTCTCAAAACAACAAGCCCCGCAAGAAGACGAAATAGACTTTTTCGCTGACCCTGACAAGTATGTTCAGTCAGCCATTGAGAAGCATCCAAAGGTGCAACAGGCAGAAATGCTTGCGGCACAGATGAAGAAGGCTGAAGCACTAGCCAATCTGAAGACGGCACACCCTGACTTCCAAGAGGTTGTTACCTCTGCGGATTTCCAAGAGTGGGTTGGAGGCAGTAAGGTTAGGCAAGAGATGTTCCGACGAGCTGATGCTCAATACGATTTTGACTCAGCACACGAACTGATTTCTACTTGGAAAGAGAGACAACAACTGGTGTCCTCAACCAAGAAGATTGAAGAGGTTGGTCGGAAACAAGCCATCAAGACCGCTTCCACTGGTTCTGCCAAAGGTACTGGTGAGGTGTCTAGCAAGAAGGTTTATCGGCGTCAAGACATTATTGAACTTATGGCTCGTGACCGCGACCGCTACGAGGCTTTACAGCCCGAAATTATGGCGGCTTATGCGGAAGGACGAGTACGCTAAAAACCATTTTGAAAGGAAATTATCATGGCACTAGGTACTAACCATGTAACCAATACGACCGCAGCAACCTTTATCCCTGAGTTGTGGTCTGATGAAATCATCGCAGCCTACAAGCAAAACCTTGTTATGGCTAACCTCGTCAACAAGATGTCCTTCAAGGGCAAGAAGGGTGACACCCTGCATATTCCGAAGCCCACCCGTGGCTCGGCGTCTGCTAAGGCTGCTTCCACCCAAGTGACGCTTATTGCTGCCACCGAATCTGAGCAACAGGTTTTGGTGAACAAGCACTATGAGTATAGCCGCTTGATTGAGGACATCACGGAAGCTCAAGCTCTCGCCTCGCTGCG